AGGTGGTGATGGAAAGTGAGGAAACTTAGTCTTAAACAACAGATATTTGCTGATGAGTACATCATTACTGGTAATGCAACAAAGTCAGCTATCAAAGCAGGTTACAGTGAAAAGTATGCAAACACAAACGCAAGTAAATTACTACAAAATACTACAATCAAAGCATATATAGAAAAAAGGTTGGCAGAATTAAAAAAAGAGAGTATTGCAGAGGCTGACGAAGTGTTGCAATTTCTCACATCGGTAATGCGTGGTGAAGTTACAGAACCAGTCACATTACTAGATGGAGATGGTTATCAGAAAGTTGTTGAATTAAAGCCTAGTGTGCAAACAAGACGTTCAGCAGCGGTTGATATAGGGAAACGTTACGCCTTGTTTACTGACAAGCAACAACTTGAAGTGTCGGAAGTTCCAATGTTTATAGATGATATTAGCGGTGATGATGATGGTTAAAAGGTTGTCCGAGTTAATACCTAAGCCGTTCCATTCAGTTTGGAACGCTACCTTAAGCGAGCAGATATTAAACATTGTGTGTAAAGGTGGTCGTGGTTCGGGTAAGTCGTCAGATATAGCTCATGTTATTACGCAATTACTGATGCGTTACGCAGTTAATGCTGTTGGTATTCGTTACGTTGATAATACGCTTGAGCAATCGTTATATGAGCAAATGAAGTGGGCTATTGAACAACAGGGCGTTACACACTTGTTTAAGTTCAATAAATCACCTTTAAGGATCACTTATATTCCTCGTGGGAATTATATGATATTCCGAGGCGCTCAGAACCCTGAACGTATTAAGTCACTTAAAGATAGTAAGTTTCCTTTTGCTATCGGTTGGATTGAAGAGTTAGCAGAGTTTAAAAATGAAGAAGAAGTCACGACTATTACCAACTCGCTTTTACGTGGGGAATTAGGTAATGGTCTTTTTTATAAGTTTTTTTACAGTTATAACCCTCCCAAAAGGAAACAATCATGGGTTAACAAGAAGTACGAGACTAGTTTTCAACCCGAAAATACATTCGTTCATCATTCAACGTACAAGGACAACCCTTTTATAGCTAAAGAGTTCTTGAAAGAGGTTGAAGCAGCAAGAGAACGCAATCCTAGACGTGCTGAGTGGGAGTATGACGGTAAGGCTATTGGTTCGGGAGTTGTACCATTCGATAATCTCAAAGTTGTTGCTGGGTCAATTACCGATGATATGACTGCTAATTTTGACAACGTAAGAAACGCAGTCGATTTTGGGTATGCAACTGACCCGCTCGCTTTTGTCCGTTGGCATTACGATAAGAAACATAATTGCATCTATGCGATTGAAGAGTATTTTGGGCAAAAGATTAGTAATCGTCAGTTTGCTAAGTGGGCCCAATCGAAAGGTTATCAATCTGATGAAATATATGCAGATAGCGCAGAGCCTAAGTCGATTGCAGAGTTAAGGCAAGAACACAGTATGCCGAGAGTAATCGGTGTTAAGAAAGGCCCTGACAGCGTTGAGTATGGTGAGGAGTGGCTAGATGATTTAGATGCCATTTATATTGATCCGATTAGAACGCCTAACATTGCAAGAGAATTTGAAAACATCGACTACCAAACTGACAAAGATGGCAATCCTAAGCCACGTTTAGAAGATAAAGACAATCACACGATAGATGCAACACGTTACGCTTTCTCAAGAGATATGAGAAAAGCTGCAATAGTGACTACAGTTAAAGGAGGTCTATAACATATGGATAAATTAGAAATAGGGTTTGAAGTATTCACCTTTCCTCGTGAAGAAGAAATCACAATAGAAGTCATAGAGGAGTTTATGTCGCTTCACAGCAAGCAGCAACCACGCTATGAAAGACTTATGAAGATGTATAAAGGTGATGCTGCTATATTCGCTAGGAAAGCTAAGGAACCACATAAGCCTGATAACAGACTTAATGTTAACTACGCTAAATATATTACTGATACGTTTTCGGGTTTCTTTAACGGAATACCATCTAAAAAGAATCATAAGAACGATGTTGTTTCAGATGCTATTAACAACTTCGACAATGAACAAGATATGCAAGATGAAGAAGCCGAGTTAGTAAAGTTGGCTTGTGTTTACGGTCATGCATTCGAACTCATGTATCAAGATGAAGAAACAAAAACGAATGTAAAGCATAATTCGCCTGAGGACATGTTCATCGTTTATGACGACACGGTTAGTCAAAAACCTTTGTTTGCTGTTCGATATGGACTTGATAGAGAAGGAGAGCTATGCGGCACTTTATACACGGAAGATGTAGACGTTACGTTAATTGGTAAAAACGGCACTATGATTTTCGGGGAAGAAAGCGAAAACGTGTATAACGATCTTGCTGTAACTGAGTTTATCTTTAACGAGGAACGAATGGGTATCTATGAGACTGTAACAGCATTAATTGATTCTTACGATAAAGCAATTTCCGAGAAGACAAACGATGTTGATTACTTTAGTGATAGCTACCTTAAGGTTGTTGGCGCTATGCTTTCACCGGAAATGATAGAAAAAATAAGAGATACAAGAGTTATTAATGTTCCCGAACCACCGCATGATGTAAGTGTAGACATTGGCTTTCTTGATAAGCCTGATTCAGATTCGCAAACAGAGAACTTGCTGGACAGAATAGACAAACATATTTATCAAATTGCTATGGTTGCTAACATTAGCGATGAGAGTTTCGGCAGTTCAAGTGGCGTTGCTTTAGCTTACAAGTTGCAACCTATGAGTAATTTAGCAGCGGCGTTCGAACGTAAGTTTCAAGCGGCGCTAACGCAAAGGTACAAAATGTTCATGTCTTTACTCACCAACGTATCTGCTAACTTGTCTAATGAGTGGCGAGGTATTGAGTTCCGATTTACACGCAACATTCCTAAAAACGTGCTTGAAGAAGCTCAGACAGCGGTGCAACTGGCAACGATTGCATCACAAGAAACAACATTATCTGTATTGTCAGTAGTTCCCGATGTTAGAGCGGAAATGGACCGTATACATTCCGAGCGAAAAGACGACATCAATCTTTTAGATTATCAGCAAGAAGTGCCTGAAAAAGAAACGGTTGAAGTAGTCGAAAAGGAAGATAGCTAATGAAATCATCATCTTACTGGAAGAAACGTGAAGAAAAAGCAATCAAAGAACGCATTGATTTCGACACGAAAAAAGCTTTGAAGATTAAACGCATGTTAGATCAAACGATGAAAGACATCGAACAAGATATTCTTGCAGATATGTCACGATACAGTTTAGGAACAAGCACAGACATTCCGGAAGTTATGAAACGTGTGAGTGATTTTGAAGTAAAAGAGTTCTCAAGCATTGCTAAACAGATGGTTAAAGATAAGGACTTCTCGAAACAGGCTAATTCGCTCCTTAAGGTCTATAACTTGAAAATGCGAATAAATAGACTAGAATACATTAAAGCCAAGATAGGGCTTGCTACAGTGTCGTTAGGCGAGGATTTAATCAAATACTTTGACGAAGTATTCACCGAAGCGGTAATGAATGAGTTTCAGCGCGATGCTGGCATATTGAATAACGCTACAGGAAGCTCAGTGAGTTATTTAAAACAAGCAAGACGTATAGTTGACGATTCAACGTTCGTTAATGCTTATAGCCGCAATATATGGTCCAACACGCAACTATTGCAGTTAGATATAGAAAAGCTGCTCTTTAAACATTTAGCGACTGGATCACATAGCAGAATTTTAGCGGCAGAATTAAGAAAGTCTTTCGATGTATCTAAATATCAAGCAGAGCGTTTAATGCGGACAGAAGTCGCAAACGCTCAAATTAACGCGCAAAAAGATAGCTATAGTACAAATGAAATTGATATGTACGAGTTCATAGCAGAGCCGAGCGCGTGTAAGTTGTGCAAGCCGTTGGATGGTAAAAAGTTCAAGATAAAGGACATGGAAAAGGGAAAGAACGCACCTGTAATGCATCCTAATTGCAGATGTTCGACAGCACCTTACGTTGATGATAAAGCCTTCTATGACGACTTACTAAATAGAGGTGTCATAAATGAACGAGAGTACAAAGAGGCATTCGAAACGACTAAAGCAGCAAATGATGCCTTCAACGAATTGCTTAAGAAAAGAAAAGGGAAATAAAACACGTCCGTTTCCTTGTTGTGGACGTTAAATAAAACTCGAGTAGTCTCCCAAGACGTTAAATGCGAGTGGAGGTAATCGTTATGGAACAAGATAATTTATTAAAGTTAAACATTCAATACTTTGCTGAACCCGGTGGAGAACCTGGAACCGACCCAGCTGGCGGCGAACCAGGAGCGAACCAAGACCCGAACCAAGACCCAAATAAAGATCCAAATGCTGAACCTGGTGGCGATAATACGGAAAAAGTATTAGAAAAGTTAAAAGCGCGCATCGGTAAAGAACAAGCAGAAAAAAATGAGACTAAAACGCAGTTAGAACAAGCGTTGTCTCGAATTCAAGAGCTTGAACAAGGTAAGAAAGGCGTTAAAGAAAAGTCTGCAGAAGAAAAATTAGCAGAAGCTCAACAACAGAAAGATGATGAGATTGCTGTACTTCGCAAACAGATTAAACTTTCAGATATGACGCAAGAAGCCGATGAAGTATTGAAAGAAGGTGGCTTAGTTGTACCTAAAGAAGTTTTAGGGTTGATTGTAAGCGAAGATGAGACAAAGACGTATGATAATGTCAAAACTTTATTAACGTTCTTAGAAGGACAGCAACAGGCTTGGGAAACAAAACGCAATACAGGAACTACGCCTAAACGAACAGGCGTAAAACAAGGGACAGTAACAACAGAGCAGTTCAATGCTATGACTTATCTCGAAAAAACAAAATTAGCAGCTGAACAGCCTGAAAACTTCAAAAAAATTACAGGAGGTCATTAATATGACAACAAAATTAGTAGATTTAGTAAACCCAGAGGTAATGGCGCCAATCGTATCATTCGAATTATCTCAAGCATTACGATTCACACCATTAGCACAAGTAGACAACACTTTAACTGGTACACCAGGTGACACATTAACTTTTCCAGCCTTTACTTATATTGGTGATGCTACGGATATCGCAGAAGGCGAAGCGATTCCATTGGATAAAATCGGAACGACTACAAAAGAAGTCAAAGTAAAAAAAGCGGCAAAAGGTACAGAAATTACAGATGAAGCAGCATTGAGCGGATATGGAGACCCTGTCGGTGAATCCAATAAGCAACTAGGTTTGTCATTAGCTAACAAAGTAGATAATGACCTTTTAACAGCAGCAAAAGAAACGACTCAAAAAGCAACAATTGAAGCGACGGTTGAGGGATTATCTACAGCACTAGACGTGTTTAACGATGAAGATGGACAAGGATATGTTTTGATTGTAAGTCCCTTAGATGCTAGTAAATTACGTTTATCAGCAGGAAAAGAGTGGTTAAATGGTACAGAGTTAGGCGCTGAACGATTAATTTCAGGTTCTTACGGTTCGCTATTAGGTGCTGAGGTTATTCGTTCACGTAAATTAGCAGAAGGCGAAGGTTTATTATTTAAAGTTGTCGCTAATCAACCTGCACTCAAACTAGTAAGCAAACGAGCTGTCCAAGTAGAAACTGATCGTGATATTACACGTAAAGTTACTATCATTACAGCTGACAATCACTATGCAGCTTATTTATACGATGAAACGAAAGTTATCGACTTAACAATCGTAAAAAAGTAGTTGACCCACAAGGCATCACACTGGACAAAACAGAATTAACTTTGGAAGTGGGACAAAGCGACACGCTAACAGCAACTGTTGTGCCTGATAATGCAGATGATAAAACAGTTACGTTTACATCTAGCGACGACAAGGTTGCGACAGTTACACCCAAGCAAGGCAAAGTGACAGCTGTTGCTAAAGGGGCTGCTGAAATCGAAGGAGTTACAGCTAATGGCATTGTTGTCAAATTGCCGGTCACTGTGACAGAACAAGCAGGAGGTTAAGCCTATGTCAGTGTTAGAAGATGTAAAAATGCTATTAAGTGGCAAAACGGATGAACAATTAGAAATTATCAACCGTAGGACAACAGAGCGAGTAGTTAGCTTGATTGGTTTGGAATCTGATAACGAAAAGTACAAAGAAGTTATTGCCGCGGTAGATACTATCATTTATGAGGTGTCTCTCAAGCGTTTTAACCGCATTGGAAACGAAGGTATGCAGTCCTATTCGCAAGAAGGGCTGTCTATATCATTCCCCGATTCTGATTTTGACGAGTATAAAGACGAAATCAGTCGTTGGAGAAAAAAACTGTCAGACGATCAAAAGGGCGCTTTTGCGACGGTGTTTCTGTTATGAGGTGTATAGATGAAGTTACTTTTGTTAAAAAGGGCGAACGGCATTATGACACTGAAAAGGGAGAATGGATTGAGGGAGCAAAAACTGAAACAGTTGCTACTCTCAATGTCACCGATTTAGGGACAGATAGAAGTTTAGTTATTTTCGGTGCAATTACTCAGGGGGCTAAAGTCGTTAGGACTTTGCCTCTTTTTAATGTACCTGATTTTGATTATGTCATTATTGACGGTAAAACCTACGAACATTTGACGTTCAGAAGCCCTTTATATCGAAATAGCATGATTTTTAAAGAGGTGACCATAGAAGATGAGTAGAAACTTTCGAATTCACGGCACTAAACAATTGCAGAAAGCGTTGAGAGCAAAAGCAACGTTATATGATGTTAAGAATGTTGTGAAAAAGAACGGTTCAGAAATGACCACAAAAGCCCAAAGACTTGCACCAGTTGATACCGGTGAGCTTAAACGTAGCATAAAAACAGAAGTAGGATTGGGCGGTTATGAATCAACCACTAAAGCAGAAGCAAGTTATGCGCCTTATATCGAACATGGTACACGCTTTAGTGTTGCCAAACCGTTTTTAAAGCCGTCTTATGACAATCAGAAAACGATTTTTATTAAAGATTTGTCATTATTACTTAAGAAAGTGAAGTGATTGCCATGATAAAAACACGCGATCAATCTATTTTTGATGAAGTTTTTAAACAATGTCAGTCTTTAGGTTATACCACGTACGACTACAAACCAATGAATGAGGTAGGTTATCCCTTTGTTGAGATAGAAGGGACAACAACCAACCACGTTGCCAACAAAACGGATATTAAAGGTTCTGTCGAGCTGACTTTATCTGTTTGGGGTTTGCAGCAAAAACGGAAGCAAGTGTCAGACATGGCTAGTAATGTACTTTACTGTTCATCGCTTATACAAGCCACAGACGGCTTTTATTGGTCGTTAGACTACAATCAGTCAACTATCCAACTAATGGACGACACAACAACAAATACACCACTTAAGAGGGCGAGATTAACGCTAACTTTTACTGTGAGATAAGGAGACTATAAAATGGCAGAAGCAAAAAAAGGAATTGACGTAATTCTTTTGTATCGAGTGTTGAAAAACGAGGCAAAAGAGGCCGCTTGGAAGATGGCCTTCCAAACTGAACATAGTAATGGAAAAAGCCGCGATGCGGATTCTACTGCAACCAAAGACGGTCCTATCCAAAACATGGCAGCTATCGAGTACGATTTTTCAGCAACATCTATTGTCGCAGTCGGTGACAAACATATCGACGAATTAGACGATGCTTTCGACAACAGCGAACTTGTAGAAATTTGGGAAATTGATAAAGCTGAAAAAGGCACTGATAAAGATGTTGATAAGTACAAAGCAACATACTTTCAAGGTTATGTCTCAAGTTTCTCTAAAACACCTAATTCAGAAGACGCTTTGGAACTTGAAATTGAGTTTGCAATTAATGGTATCGGGCAGAAAGGTTACGCAACATTAACAACAGATCAAGCCGAAGTTGTATCTTATGTATTTAAAGATACTGTCAAGGTAGAAGAAGGCTAGGGGAATCCTAGCTTTTTTTAATTTAAAGGAGGAATTAAAAATGGAATTAAAAATCAACGGTGAGATTAAAAACTTTATTTTTGGTATTAAATTTGTACGAGAGTTAGATAAGAAGTTCTTTATTGAGAACAACGGTATGAAGTTTGGTACAGGTTTATCAACGAAACTAATTGAGATTCACTCAGGCAGCATTGTAGCGCTTGCTGACGTTTTGCATTGCGCAACATCAACAGAATCTGAACGCCCGTCCTTAGAAGACGTTGAACAGTATTTAGAAACGTGTGAAGACATTGAAAAAGTGTTTGACGATACTTTAGCCGAAATCGAAAGTAATAACGCGGGAAAGCTAATAGCGAGAGACACCAAGAAAGCGATGAAGGCGAAGTAGATTCTTTAGAGAACTATGAACAAATCATCATCAACTGCTTTAGGTACCTGGACATAGCGGACTTGAAAACAATAGAACGCATGTCGCTCTATGAATACACCATGAAAATGACTGCTTTTAAATTAAAGCTAGTGGATCAAGAATATGTATTGCACAAGACAGCTTGGTTAGCACAACAAGTCAAAGCTACTAAAGGTAAAGGCAAAAATATAGAACCGTATTATCCTTTCTTTAAAAAATTCTTTAATTATGAGAAAGCTCAAAGAGAAGCTTTAGGCGAAACGAGCGAAGAGTTAAAAGACAGTAATTTATCTAAATTGCTTAAGAAGGCGAATAAATAAGAAAGGAGGAAAATATGGTATGGAAACTCATAAAATTGAAGCAATACTGAGCGCTGATGATCGTAATTTCAGTTCAGGCATGTCAAGAGCTGAAAAAGCGGCCGGTGCTGTCGGGAACGGTGCTGACAAGGCTGGTAAGGCAACAGGGAAAATGGGCATCGGTTTAGGTACTATGCTTAAGGGCGCTGGTGTGTTTGCTGTCGTATCAGCAGGTATTAACGGAGTTAAAGGTGCTACTAGTGGAGCTATAGACCGTTTCGACACACTTAATAACTCAACAAGGTCTTTTGAAAACATGGGCTTTAAAACAAAAGAGATCACAGGGACGATGGATGCTTTAAAAGGAAGTATTCAAGGTTTGCCAACGCCTTTAGATGGAGCTATAAAAAACGTTCAATTGTTAGCTGCTTCTACGGGTGATTTAGGTAAATCTCAAGAAGTGTTCGCAGCGATGAACAACGCTATATTAGGATTCGGCGGAACAACAGATCAAGTCCAAAATACAGTTACTCAGCTGTCTCAAGCGTTATCTAATGGCAAGGTCGATGCTGAGACGTGGAACTCTATGATAAATGGCGGCATGGGTCCAACACTTAATGCATTAGCTAAGACATTCAAAATGACAACTGGCGAAATGAAAGCAGCACTATCAGACGGTACAATTTCAGTTGAACAATTTCAAGATAGCCTAATTCAGTTAAATGAAAAAGGCGGTGGCGGATTGAAACCTTTGGCCAAGATCGCACAAGATGCTATGGGCGGTATTAAAACTGGTGTATCTAACGCAAAAACAGCAGTAGTTCGAGGTCTGACTACAGTTATAACTGCTATTAATGATAACTTGCAAAAAATGAATTTGGGTTCTATAGGCGAGATTATAGGCAAAATCGGTTCAGCAGCCGAGAAAGCATTAACGTCGTTAGCTACCTATATACCGGTTATCATGACAGCGATAGGAACGTTTGTATCATTTTTCCAAAAACATAGCGATGTTTTAATACCTATCATCACAGGTGTTGCGGCAGCCTTTTTAGCATTAGGGATAATAAATACTGTTCTTTCTATCGCCACTGGAGCGGTAGCGCTTTTTGGCGCGACAATTGCTTTCGTTACAAGTCCGATTGGTATTGTAGTTTTAGCTATAGCGGCTTTAGTCGCCATAGGGATGTACCTTTACAGAAACTGGTCGTCTATTGGCCCATTGTTGAGTGGTATATGGCAAATATTCAAAGATAAGACTATAGAAATATTCAACTCTGTTATTGAATTCTTTAAAAAATGGGGCCCAACAATGTTGATTGCACTAGGTGGTCCAGTTGTATGGATCGTGGCGCTAATTGTTAAAAACTGGGAAAAAATAAAAGCATTCACAATTACCATTTGGGATGCCATTAAAACTTACTACTCGACTGTTTGGAACGGTATAAAATCAATTTTCACAACTGTAATAAATTTCATTGTTCGATTTTTTGTCTCTCAATTCAAAGCAGCTGTCGATTTAATGAAAACTATTTGGGGCGGCGTTTCGGGTTTTTTCAAAGGAATGTGGGACAAGGTCGTTAGCCTTTTTCAAGGTGGAGTAAATAATGTCAGAGGTTGGATAGATAAGCTTTTGGGCGTTTTTGATAAGATTAAAAATTTCAGTCTCGCCGATGCAGGTAAAGCAATCATCGATGGGTTTGTTAATGGATTGAAAGCTGCATGGGAGAAAGGTAAAAAATTTGTTAGCGGCATTGGTGATTGGATAAAAGATCACAAAGGACCTATATCTTATGATAAGAAACTTCTAATTGAGAACGGACAAAGTATTATGTTTGGTCTTGATAAAGGGTTGCAGGGTGGATTCGGTGATGTTATGGGCAATGTTAACGGCATGGCCAAATCAATTAGCGGTTCTTTTACAGCAGATGCTAATCAAGCTAATAGAACAGCAGTAACACCTTTGGATTTATCAGTTAAAATTGGCAAGCAAGATTTTAAATATTTTGTCGAAGATATATCACAGCAAATGGGCGGAGATGCTCAAATAAACGAACAGTTCTAGGAGGTGAGTTTTTGTATTATTTTAAGGACACAAAAAAATATCCACTCGAAACTTTTAAATTCATACCGACATCAGCAATGTTTTATGACGGGTTACTGCTGGAAGACCTAATCGAGGGTTACACAACTTTAAAGGTTGAAGGGCGAGAGATGACTTCACTGACTATCGACAGCACAGCTGTTAAAGTGGGGGCAATCGTCAATGGACAAAAAATAAATACACGTTCTATCACTGTCACATACCAACTTAAAAACAAGAGCAGTCAAGCTATACAAGATGATTTCAAGAAAATGATGGCACATTTATATCGTGAAGAAGATGTTGCTATTTATTTTGAGGACGAACCGACAACGCTTTATTACGGACGTTATCAATCTGCTGAATCTGTCGATGGCAGTAGCAACAGTATCATTAGTTCATTTACTATATTCTGTTCAGACCCTTATAAATACGGCTCTCAAATCGTTTCTACAGGAGTTATCAACACAGTGTTACGTCAACCAGTAATGCCAACCAAAATAGAAACAACGGTCACTAAGAGCGGCCCTATGAAGATTGTCAAAGGTAGTCAATCGATAAGTATGTCACGAGCTAATTTCAAATCAGGTGATAAAGTTGTGATTGATTTCGTTGTTGGGAAAGTATTTGTCAATAATTTAAACAGAACTCGCTTTCTGGATTTAGATAGTGATTTTTCAAACTTTAAAATTAATTCAAATGATAAGGTTACATGCTCGTCAGCTAATTTGAAAATATACTACAGGAGTGTTGATTTATGAGTGTTTACTTTTTTGACAATAAACAGCAATTAATTAAAATCAAGAACAGCAGAACGTTATTACAATGTTTACAAGAAAAAGAAATCGCAAGCGATAAATCAGACCTAATGAAAGACGTATTGACTGTTAGCTGCTTGCATGATGTGGAGCTTGAACAATGTGATTTTATGGCTGTTAGAGAAAACAAAGGCGTTTACTCGCTTTATAAAATTTTAGAAGAAGAGATTGATGCTGAAATAATGAACTTTAAAGGCGTTAATTTTGGAGCTGAGGAGCTTAACAACTACGTTGTATCTGATGCACGTCCAGTTAAGAAAACAATCACAGAGATAGTTAAGCAAATTTTAACTTACACTGATGATGAGTGGCTGATGACTGGCGGTGTTAACAAAATAGGCAGCGCTAATTTTTATTATGCTTCCGTCAAAGAAGCTTTGAAAACAGTACAACAGTTAGGTTGTGAATTACTGTTCTTTTGTGATATCGACGGTGAAGGCATTAGCAGCAAATGGGTAGAAGTAAGAGAGAAAATCGGCAAAGAAAGTGATGATCGTTATGAAGTCGGTTCTACAGCGATAAAAGTCGTTAAAACAAAAGACCGAACAAATATCGTTACTAGTTTGGTTGGACGAGGAAAAGGCGAAGAAGTTGGAGACGGCTACGGCAGACGATTACAATTCGATAGTATCGAATGGACACAGCCTGTGCCTAAGCCAAAAGGGCAGTCGTTTATTGAAATTAAGGAACTTACTGAAAAATATGGCATTCCAACTAAAAAAGGGAAGATGCGAAAGCGTGAACAAGTCGTTATTTTCGAAGATATAGAGGATAAAAACGAATTGTTAAACGCAACGTATCAAACGTTATTAGAAAACTCACGTCCTTTAGTTCAATTTTCAAGCGAAGTGATTGGTGCCAGCTCAATTGGCGATATGGTGACTATTCATGACTATGATAAAAACTATCATTATGAAACTCGTGTGTTTGCGATTAAAAACGACATCCTTAATAACAAAATCGAATCTAGTTTAGGCGACAATCTAAAAGGTTCGTCAGCATCTAATCAGTTATCAAAAGCGAGCAGTGGTATATCAGAACTAAAAAGCATGAAGATGAATTTTTACGATTCAACAGAAATCAGCAAATGGCAAAGCGATATTATTCGTGGCGCAAAAGGCGGTTCAGTGCTGTTGATGTCTCCATGGGACACGAATAAAGGGCAATCAAGAGAGCCTTATCAAATGGTTATCATGAACAAAGGTAGTCTAAAAGAGTCCAATCACTTCTTAGTAATGAATTCGGAAGGCATCGGTTTTATTGATGGTGATTTTGACAAGGATAAATTCGAAACAGCTTGGACGATTGACGGTACTTTTAATGCTAAATTTATCCGCGCGGGTGTGTTAAGCGGTATTTTGATTAAAGGTAATATCATTAAGTCTTCTGATGAAGGTGATTTCCAAATTGTGTTAGATGGAGGCGAACTTACTTTTGAAAAGAAATACGACAGCGAAGATATTAACGATCAGCACGGCCATCCTATGCTTACTATGAAAGCACTATACACAGACGATAAGCTTAACGGTATCTCTATGGTGCAAATACCTAACTACTCTTTCGGCATAAATTCGGGAGGTTTGATGGTATCGAAACCAGTAATTGAAATACCTAAAGAGTCAACGATTGACAGTAGAAAGTTGAATCTTTTTGGAGAAGTTAGAGTGGTAGGTGACTTTTATGTCAACGATGTAAAAATTGACAGCAACGGTGGAAGTGGCGGTAGTGGTGGCGGCTCTGGTGGCTGGAATGGTCAATATCCACCTGAGATAACAAGTGACGTTGATAAGCGCGCTTGGGCTATATGGAGTACGTCAAGAGGGTTGGGATACAGCAAAGCGGCAGCCGCGGCGAAACTTGGTAACATACAAGGTGAATCGGGTCCACAAATGAACCCTGACACAGAACAAGTCGGAGGACCTGCATACGGACTTGTGCAATGGGATGGTTCAGCTTATCCACTTGTTGGCCAACCAACGAATAATGGTCGTGAATACGTTCAAAGGCTGATGAAAGCTGCAAATATCACTGATGATTACAGAACAATTGTGCCGCAAGTTAATCTAATTGAATGGAGCATGAAAAACGGTCAGTGGATAGGCGCAGTAGAACCTAAAACAGTCAGCGGATTCAAGGCATCAATATCACCAAGAACAGCAGCAAGAGCATTCCTTTATAACTTTGAAAGACCCGCAACAGGTCATCCCGAGCGTGAAGATTATGCACAGGCTTGGTATGACAAGTTTAAAGATTTAAAACAGCCTGGTGGAAAATACGGCATGCCAGTTGGGCCGGGTTATCAAATAACTTCGTGGTTTGGTAATCGTGACAATCCGACAGACCCAGGTAACATAGAAACGCACAAAGGCATGGACTTCGCAGATAAAATCGGAAGTCCTATTTTTGCGGTTGAAAAGGGCGAGGTTTTCGCTTCTTTATCAACAGGTTCAAGTGGAGGCTTCGGAGAATATATCGTTATCAAGCATGAAGATGGTAACTTTACAGGTTACGCACACATGACTTTGAGAATGCTAGAAACTGGTGCAAAAGTTTCTAAAGGTCAACAGATTGGAACACTGGGTTCAACAGGTGAATCAACAGGGCCTCATCTACATTTTAGTGTAGGCGATGGTCTTTTTGGTAACTATCAAGACCCGGCGCCATATTTGGGATTGAAAAGACCATAAAAAGAAAGAGGTGCAAAAATGGTTGAATTAGATAAATATTTACCAGTCAATCGTGAGGAAGCGTTTCGTAATGGTGTAAATAAAAATTTTGCGAAAATAGAACAAGGATTTAGTCAACGCGATGCAGTGATGAATAGTCACCAAACAACACAAAAAAATGCACACGACACAGAGCAGATATTGCATTATTTAAGTGATAAAGAAAAAGATGTCTACTATCATTCAGCGTTAGACCTTAAACATTACTTGTTGTTGGAATGCTCACGTATCAGTAATCTTGTTTTAGGCGCTACTACAGACCAGTCTGTAGAATTAAAAGAGTCGCGTGTTGATTTAGAAGGAAAAGCACACATAACTTTGTATGGTCGATTACTTGCTGACTTTACAAGACTTAAGAATGCATTAGACAAATTAATCGAACTTGAAGAAAGTTTCGATATTCCAAAAATAGAACCGCAATTCTGGACGGAATTAGGCGGCATTAGAAATGTTGTACAGCAATATTTTTGGATAAATAAATTAAACGGTCGTGTTTATCAAACACAATCAGATAGTCAAGCACAGGAAGGGTTTTATATCAACGAATTAACTCCGTCTGGACATTTTTTAGGAACAATGCACATCCCTAAAGGTGGACATGGTACGTCATTAGGCGTTGAATATGTAAATGGACAAATGTTTATGTGGACTAATGTTGATAAAAGACTTGTTAAATTTACCTTTAAAGCTGATACGAAGTTAGATGCAACGCTATTAAGAGACTATATGCCTTCGTCTGTTGCGCCTGTGTTCTTTGCGCCTGTATCAGATTGGAAAGGTGAGAAGATGGCTTTCCGACGTTCAGACGGCATCATTGAATTGAGAGATGTAAACGATCTTAATAAGAATATCGATAAAGTATATGCACAAGTGACAATACCGCTAGAAGAACGTGAGAATGATTATAGACCAATGCAAGGCGTTGCGATAAGCGACAAAAACTGCTATTGGATGAGCGGATGGGGAACTGATGAAAACATCGGAAAAGTTTTTGTTTATGATTGGCATGGCAAACTTTTAGATACTATTACCCTTGATAATTTGACACAGGTTACTGGTGTGGGCGGCGAAGAATACGCATCAGATAACCATAGCGAACCCGAAGGACTTTTTTTCACTGAGGATAAAGGTAAAAAAGTTTTGTTCGTCGGTTTTTCTACCGGAGGAACTCGTAAACGACATCATAAAATTTACGGATTTTCTCAGCGTGGCGGACTTGAAAGGTATTCTAGTATCGTAAGAAACGGCGCTCAAAATTACCCTTTAACAAGAGGTGATGGAAAGGCCCATAGTACGCCTGACGGATTAACTAAATTGTCAGATTTAACAAAAGTTGGCTCTTATTATGCGCAAGGTTCTGATGTAGCGTTATTAACGGATTTGCCTGTTGAATTTAAAGGCGTGCCGTTATGGATAGACAATCTTCCTGCTGAACAGCACAACGATGTTAGACAAGTGATAACTAGACGTTCCACAGAAAAGTCAATGTTGAAGTTCGAACGAATGATTAACATCGGCAAGGCGGAACAAGCTTTTTCTGTAGGCTCTTGGACTGTTTACCAATCTCAAACAACAAGAGGTGAATTTATAGATGCATCTATTTACCAAAATAAATTAAGCAATATAACATCCCCGATGAAAATGTATATGACAGCAGAGCAAGCTAATTTGTTTACAGATCATCCTGTAAAAAATGGAAACGCAGGTTGGTTCTACGAAAATTCAGGTTATGGCGTTACAGGCGAATTTAGACAAACGATTACTATTAACTCATCTTTGAGATACGAAGTCTATTCTAGAATGGTGTTTGCAGACCGTGTGAGTGAATGGTTTGTTATTGCAGGTAATCAAGTTAAATAAAAAGGAGTGATTAAATGAGCATCACAAAGATTTCAAAATCAGTAATGGAAGTGACTGCTGATTATCAAAAATTAAGCGATTTAAATGTCGCTTTTTATAATCAAGACATTAATACGGCGATACTGCAGTTTAACGTGACACGCAATGATGCACCTGTACCGTTAGGTAAATCTAATGTTGATGGTTATATCGTGTTATTACACGAAGATGGCAGCCGCATACAAGACAACCTTGTCATTGAAGACGAAGAACATGGTGTTATCCAATACACGATACCGCGTGAGTTTTTAAAGCATACAGGCAAGGTGTTAGGTCAAGTTTACATCGCTGTTAAAGGTCGTGACGACACAGCTGTTATGCGAAAAATATCATTTGATATTAAACAGGATTTAATGACAGCGTTTAGTGCTGCTGTGAAGCTTGAATACATCAAAACTTTTGATGATTTACAAACGAAAATAAAGCAGCGTGTCGAGGCTATTGAAGAAGCAATTGCTAACGGTGAAGATTACGTCGCCCAAATGGCAGAAACGCTTAATACAGGTAAAAAAGAGATTGCTGCTACTGTCTCGAAAGCTACTACAGACGTCAATAAAGCTGCTACTGATGCAACTAAAAAAATTACTGACACTAGTAATACAGCAGTTGCAACTGTTAATGCAAAGGGTGATGAAGTTGTTAAAAAAATCACCGATGCAGATGTCGTACAAAAAAAAGATGCTCTTTTTTATACGGATGGCAAGGGTTTTAGTCGTCCTGTACCAAATGGAATTACAGACTGGTATCAAATTTCCACAGCTGGCAATTATAGTATAACTAAAATAGAAGTGCCTACGAATGCACCACCCGTCGGCGTGTATTTTAATCTTATCGTCAATACACGCACATCTACAACTCGTGATTTAACAGCTATTAACGTTACTACTGGTGTTATCTATACTAACGCTATGACAGGGGTCGACAATTGGTCTGGTTGGAGTAAGGTAGCGACAGATAAAGAGGCTCAAATGCAAAAAATCACGGCTGATGATGGTGCAGCAAAAGTATACATTAAAGCGACGATGGACGTCTACGAAGAGTTACTGAAGCTAGAAAGAGGTTTTTACAGTATTTACATCAGCGCAGGAGCTAGTAACAGCCCTTCTATGACCGTAAGAGGTAGTGTTTTTGTCGAAGCTAAGGCTCAGTGGTTAAGTGTTCAAGGCGTTGGGTCTAACGGTAAAGTTTATTCCATACATTATACAGGCTCAGCTTGGATTGGTTGGTTGATCGCTGCCTCAGAATCGATCGCGCAGATACCTAAAATAACAAATGATGATGGATCATCGATCACGTTAACTAACTACGATTTACTCAATACAACTGACGTTTCAAATTTTGACGGTTATGTAACGTCGGCTAGTAATGTACCTACGACTAGTAATAGCGGTTATTTCAAACGAAAATATAGATCTGGCTATATAGAAATTACCTTTGCCCCGCATTCTCAAAAAGACGTATTCCGAAATGCTTATAATTTCTCAACTAAAAACTGGACAGGTTGGGAGAAAATTGTCAATCAATCTGATTTAGATAAATTAATAAGCGACACAGGGTGGATCACTTATAATACGGTCAACGGTGTATTAGCTAACACAGCGTTCAAGGCATCTGGGGAAAATGGGTATAACTGTGCATACCGAAAGATAACATCGAACGGTATTACTCGTTTATTGTTACGTGTTAACATAAGCAACATCACGACGGCATCCGGTATCTTTGCAAACTTACCTAACAATATAGTAGTTAACTCTCAAACGGGTGTAGCCCGTACCAATGGTGCGAATCAAAAAACAGTTGTAACGCTCCGCCCATCAGGTGATTTAAGTATCAATATACCTGTAGACTTTAAAGCACCTGATTATGTTTATCAACAATTTGAGTGGACATTATAAAAGGAGGATGGATATGTTTAAACAGATTTTTTTATACGATGGCAGTGTGTTATTGCTAGAGTCTATAACAAAATACAAGCTAGAAAATGGCGAAATTGTCGATGAAGCACCTGCTCAAATCGCAGTAAACAAAGAAATAGATGTAGTTAACGAAGAGACAGACGAAATTACAAAAGAAACCATCACTGTTTATGAAGATGTTCCATATGAAGAAATTGAGATTTTCGATTATCCAAAAGAATATACAGAAATACCGCCCAAAGATGGACTATATCAGCCCATCTTTTTTAACGGTGAAAAATGGATAGGCACAAAAAAAGAGGATTGGGAAGCCGCAAATCCACCGGATGAAAATGTTGATGTAGGGGTTAACATTGAAGACGTAATTTTAACGAATGAAGAATTACTTATGCAAAACGCTGAATTAAGCGCAAGGATTTCAAAATTGGAAAACAAAGGGGATGCGTAATGATGGGGAGCGCAACAATATACAAAGTTGTGAAAAATGCTTATGATGCAGGTCGCTACTCGTTAGATGACATGCGATTGCTTGTGTTTACAGGGACAATCACAGCTGAACAGTTTCAAGAAATAACAGGGATTGATTACAACTTAGAAGAGGTGGGTTAGATGGATTTAAACGAATACTTAAAAGGCATTGCCTCACTCGTAACAGCTATCACAGTTGTAGGCGGGGCGTTGATTTGGATATACAAAAAATTGGTATCTGATCCAGACAAGAGAATGGCGGAGCGAATCCAACGTGAAAACTCTGAATCATTAAAAAAAACAGTTCAGCCGCTAACACAATCAATCGAGTTATTAAATAACAATCTCAAGCAAAGCGAAAAAGACAGAGAACAACTTAACAAAAAGGTTAATTTACACGACAACATTTTAAATAATCACGAAACACGCATCACTGTTTTGGAAGATTGGAAAAGAGGAGTGACAGAAAAATGAAAAATTACTTAGGCATCAATTGGAAAGTACGAATTAAGTCAAAACTGTTTTGGGTTGCTATCATACCAGCAATCCTTTTTTTAATTAGTAAAATTTTAATTTTGTTTGGAATTGATTTTGATTTCACGCAGTTGCAAAGTCAATTATTAGACATTGTAGGCGCTGTTTTTAGTGTTTTGGTGTTACTTGGGGTAGTTGTAGACCCGACTACCACAGGCGCTACAGACAGCGAACAAGCTCAAAAATATGATAATCCGAGAGGGGAAAAATAATATGGTAAAAGTAATTAATAAATCAGTATGTCGTGGGGTAGCAGGTAAACGCGCAGGCAATGTGAAAGGTGTGGTAATTCATAATGATGCGGGTGCTGTTGGAGCAACTGCTGAATCATACGTTAAACGTTTAGAATCAATGACTAACAAGCAACTGGAAAATGGCTTTGCTCATTACTACATTGACCGCAACACCGTTGCACGTGTGGAAGATACCTACAACAAAGCATGGCATACAGCTAACCAAGATGGCAATGCTAATTACATCGGTTACGAAGTGTGTCAGTCATTAGGTGCGAGTGATAAAGATTTTCTAGCAAATGAACAAGCGACATTTAAACAAGTTGCTGAAGATCTTAAATTTTATGGCTTGAAAGCTAGTCGAGATACAGTTCGTTTGCATCGTGAGTTTGTAGCAACTGCATGTCCACATCGTTCTTGGGAATTGCACGGTAAGTCTATTAACAGCGTTAAGGACTATTTCATCGCACAGATTAATAAATATATGAATGAAGGAAATACAGTGCCTAAAGCGCAATATTATAACGAAACTGGATGGTATGAAATGTTGAAGGATGACACTTTTTATACTGACAAAAGCTTAAAAACACGTAGTGGTTGGACGGCTAACAAAGGTTCTAAGATTGCTGTTGACGAGGTCGTTAGTTACGGTGCTACAACAAGAGGTGTTGTACAGCTAGGTAAATCTAAGCGATACATTACACTTAATAAAAGCATTGTAAAAAAGACAAAATAAACTAATGGTTGTTAAATGTAAGCGTTCATATATAATTAAGATGTGGTAATAATCTTAAGGAGTGTTTATATTGGGGTTTATAAAACGATTTAAAAACAAGAAAAAAAGAGTGGCAATTCTTGGTTCGTGTGCTACAAGAGATATATTCAATTCTAAGTTTGTGGAAAATTACAAAGAACAATATGAGGTTGTCGCTGATCAACAACACATGAGTATAATTTCTTTGATGTCTGAAAGCATAGACGTTAATACTGATAATATCGAGGGTGATGTTACACCTTTTTATAAAAATGTGTTCAAGCAAGATATACAAAAAGATTTTTTGCAAAGATTAGTTGATTCGCAGCCTGACTATTTAATCATTGATTTTTATGCAGATGTTTTTTATGGGACAATTCAAGTACAAGATGGCAAATTTTTAACAAGTAAAAAGTGGCAATATAAAAAAATGTCACCTTTCAAGCATATTGAGGTAAATGAAGAATACTCGATTTATAAAAATTCTGACGAATTCATGGATATGTGGAAGATGAAATTTGATGAATTTGTAGCTTTTACAACAAAAAAAATCCCGAAAATGAAGATAGTTGTTAATGGCGCAAAATTTTTGAATATAGGTAAAGATGAAAACGGTACGCATGTTTTATGCGATGTTTTGGAGGATAAACGTAAGGTTTTTCATATCAATAGATTTAATATGATGTGGAACTTTTTAGATGCGTATGCAAGTTATAAACATAATTTAACAAAAATAGAATTTGATGCTAAAAAGTATCACTGTCCCAAAGGGCATAAATGGGGTTGGTTCTATGTGCATTATAATTCTGAGTACTATTATGATAAGTTTAATCAATTGAAAAAAATCACTTAATCACGAAAAAGCCACCTACTCATACCGAGTTGGTGGCTTTTTTTGTTTAAATACTGTGTTCTTACCATTATATGTGTCTTACATGAACTATTTAACCCTAGCTTAAAAGTGACCCAAATTACGACCCATTTTATACAAAAGACCCAAGTTGTGACCCAATAAAATGATAAAGAACACAGTGCTAATTTTAACTTTAAAAGCGATAGTCGCCTTTATATCAACGAAATTAGAGGTTATGTGAAATGAAACGAAGAGCTGCAAAGTTGTTTGAAATATTCAGTATGAGTATGCCCCTCGTATTTCATTCCCTTTACCCCCTGTGTTTGTGAGTGTTTAAATAAGGGTGTGACCCAAATTATGACCCATTTTTTAAATTAAAAAATTCGTTTATCCTTGCTCTATTCAAGGTTTCTAACTCTTTTGATATATGCGTATAGATGGAAAGAGTGGTTGATATGTCAGCGTGTCCTAAACGTAAACTTATATATTTTATATCTACACCAGCTTCAATTAGTTGAACTGTGTGTGAGTGACGAAGAGCGTGCAAAGTTATTTTTGGAACATCGAGCTGATCGCAAGTGTTTTTCAGATAAACATTGATACTTTTATTTAATAAAGGGTGAGTTTCTTCTTGTGAAACTACCAAATTCAATTTGTTTGAAATCCCTTTTAACAAAAAAAGTTCTTTTTGCTTTGTTCTATAGGTTTTTAGATAATTCTTTAAAGTATCGTCAATATATATTATACGATTAGAACTTTCGTTTTTCGTAGTAGAAAAATCATGCGAAAAATGAATATCCCATGTTTTGTTTATAGTAATCAAAGAGTTATCAAAATCGATATCATCCCACGTCAAACCTATAATTTCAGCATACCTTGCCCCTGTATGAATTGCAATAACAATTGCACAATTTCTAGGGTGCCATTCTAATTTCACGACATTTTCAATTTTAAGAATATCGCTAGTATTCAAAAACTTTGTTTTACGTGCGTTTTTATCATTCCCTGCAATTTCTGTACCCGTGCAAGGGTTTCGTGTAAGTACTCCTGTTTTCACTGCGTGGTTTATAGCCACCTTGAGACGTTTATGCATAGATAGGACAGTAGATGTTGCTCTATCTTCGCAAAGCTTGTTAATGAATAGTTGGTATTTTAAAGGGTCCAGTTTTTTTAAAAGTAATTTACCAAAGTGGGTTTTAACATCTTTAATCATATTAAGATATAGTTTCTCGCTCCCAGCGTTAACTTTACCTTTTTTAAAAGTTTTAAAGAACATTTCCATGTATTCAACTAACTTCCAGTCTTTTGTAAGTCCTTCATTATCTTTCTCTAATTCTAACCCAGTAGCAAAGAGGTTAGCTTCTTTTTTCGTTCCATTAAAGCGCCTTTTAATATTTTTCCATTCACCAAATTCGTTTTTAACTCTTGCTCTTATCTCGAATTTATTCTTCGCTATTTCTTTAACAGTAGCCATATTTTTATCTCCTTTTATGATATAATAGGCAATATAAAGAGACCTATTTTTTAGGTTGATTTTTTGTGTAAGCACTCTACCTTCCGCCAAGTTGAGAGAGTGCTTATTTTTTTTAGTTCTTAACTTTGAATTCTTTAGGATTCACAATCATTCTGTTTTCTGCAAATAAAACATCATCATTAGCGTAGTGCATTTTTATATCGAGCGACATAGCATCTGGTGTTCCTAGAGTAGTTGCTAAAGCTCCTGATGCAGCGCCATAGAAAACTTGACCTAAACCGTCAGCGGCTTTTTGTTTTTGCTCTTCGGAAACGTATTTAATGTCTTGATTAACCTTAACGTTAATAGCAATACTGTTGTTATGTTTTTCTAAAGAATAACTAGATGCTAAGTCAGCAATTGATTTGTTTGCATCTATACTCATTTTGACTAATTCATCAAAATCTTTCTTGTAAGTATTCCACTTTTCTACGCTCATTTTTTCTTTTTCAACTTCTTTTTTACTCACTTCTTTTTTATCATCGTCAGCTTTATTCGTTTCTGTTTGTTGCTTATCGTTGCTTTTGGGTTCATTTGAACTAACTCCTACGATGAATAGCGCAAAACCGATGACCATTATCAAAACGGGAATCCACTTCTTTTTCTTCATAAATAAACTGATTATTAAATAAACAAAACCCACTAATAACGATAAAATACCTATAACTCCAAATAACATTTAAAATTCCTCCAATATTCTTTTTTATAAAACAACTTTACCGATCACGCGAACGCGTTCGGGAGAAAGTTCTCTATCATCATATTTGCTGTTTAACGATTTAAGTATAACAATATTATCATCGTAGTTGAAATAAACTTTTTTACAAGTGACACCATTACCATCAATATCTAGGATAGCAATCTCGCCATTTTCAACTTCGCATTGTTGTTTATAGAAAACAATTGACCCATCATGCAACAAAGGTTCCATTGAATCACCTTGAATCACCAAAGCGCAATCAGCATTGCGAGGGACGTTAGTATCTATTGTTTCATCATACACCGCATCACCGTAACTAACTTCTGTTGGATTTGCTGCTGTCTTACCTAAAACGTAAACTTTTTTCTTATCTATAGAAGTAACGTTACTATTTTGTTCTTCTAATTGACGTGAAGCGTAGTTGTAAACTTTGGTTTGACGTTCTTCATTGAGTTGACTATAAATGTTAGATATACCATTAGGTTCTTTATAAGTAGTATCGATATCACTTTTTAAAATACCGAAATAATCTGCAATCTTCTGGATAACCCCATGTGAGGGGTTAGAGCGCAAATTCATATAGTCGCTCATTGTAGAAGGTGATATACCTACTTTATTTGCTAATTCTTTTTGTGTAATATTATTTTCTTTAATATATTTTTTTATATTTGAAGAAATTATTTTATTTCTATTAGTATCCATGAATTCCACTCCTCTTTATATTTCGTATTATACGCAATTATTAACGACATGTAAACAACAAAATACGAAAAACTCGAACTTTGTTGTTGACAATACGAAAATAACGTATTATATTTGGTGTACAGAAAGGCGGTGACAATATGAAAACATTAAAAGATTTAAGAAATGATTACAACCTAACTCAAGAAGAGTTGGCAAAATTATTTGAAGTATCATCAAGAACTATCCAGAATATGGAAAAAGATTCGTCTAATATTAAAGATAGTTTGTTATCAAAGTACATCGTCGCTTTCAATGTAAAATACGATGAAATTTTTTTAGGTAACGAATACGAAAATAACGTATTTTCTGACGAAAAGAAACAATCGATTATAGAATCTTTCAAACAATTACAAAAAGTATAGGAGGGGAACAAGTGCAAACTAAAAAATTCAAAAACAACTTATTTCAATTGGAAGTAAAAACGGAAAACGGCAACGCGCTTTTCGATGCTGAAACAGTAGCAAGAAGTTTAGGTTTTGTAGAAATTAAGCATGGTAAGGAGTACGTTCGTTGGAGAACGATTAACGGTTATCTGAAAAAATATCTTTCGCAAGAAGTTGCGAAAAATGACTTTATCTCTGAATCTATGGTTTATAAACTAGCATTCAAAGCAAACAACTCACTAGCTGAAAAATTCCAAGATTGGTTGGCGTCGGAAGTGCTACCCTCCATTAGAAAACATGGTGCCTATCTGACAGATGAAAAAGCATACGATATTACTCACAATCCAAATTCACTAGCGGATATTTTACAACAAGCAAGCGAACAATTACGTCAAAAGGATTTAGTAATTGAAGAAATGAAGCCCAAAGCATTATTTGCCGATGCGGTATCAACTAGCCAAACGACTATTTTAGTCGGTGAACTTGCTAAGTTGCTTAAACAAAACGGGGTTGATATTGGCGCTACTCGATTATTCAAATGGCTACGTGATAACCAGTTCCTTATCAATAGAAGAGGTAGTGATTGGAATATGCCAACGCAGAAATCAATGAATATGAAGTTGTTTCAGATAAAAGAAACTAACATTCAGCATTCTGATGGTCATGTATCTATTAGTAAAACAGCGAAAGTTACTGGTAAAGGGCAACAATATTTCATTAATAAATTTTTGAACATGAAAATGAATGAAGGCGGTGTTGGGTAACATGAACGTTTTCAAAGATGATTTCCTAGCAGAAGTTAAAGCTCAAGCAGTTAAAGAGCTTAAATTAGAGCTTAAAGAGGCGGTACTTCAAGAAATTAAAGAAGATTACCAAAAAGTTAATTGGAGCTTTAAAGAACTCGTTGAAGCCAGTGGCATGAAAGAAACATGGTGCAGACAAAATATATTAGAAGACCCTCGCATTCTGAAATTTGGAAGAAACTTGGATGGTAAGAAGTGGATTTTTAATGCTCAAATGGCTAGGTCGTACTTAGAAGATTTAGCGATTAATAGAAAGGAGATATAACAATGCCGATTGGATTTTGGATTTTAGTTTCCTTATGGTCAGCAGTAGTTTTCGGAGGTACGCTGTACTACATGTTTTTGCAAGATTGGTTGTTGAAACGCAAGCAGTACAAGGCAAAAGAATACCGTTTTAACAAGATTATGCGAGAAAGTAACGCGCTACGTCACGATGCAGGAGGTCGGAAGTCATTTTAAGTTTTGCATTATCAGTCATAGCATTATCGTTTTTAACATCAATAGTAACACTAGCTGTTTATCTTTACCTGGTAAAAAAGGGCAAATAAAAAACACCCTCTGCAAAGGGTGCGTTAACAAAAATAATTTATACAAACTATAACACAGGAGGAACAAAATGAAAATAATTAAATTGAAATCGCTCGAATTGGAAAACTTTAAAGGTGTCAAAGAGCTGCTTATTAACTTTGACGATAACACTCAGATTTTAGGTGCTAACGGATCCGGAAAGACAACAGTAGTTGATGCTTTTTACTGGCTGTTTTATGGCAAGGATAGCAACAATCGTGCGGACTTTGCACTTAAACCGCGTGACGAAGCAGGGGACGAAGTCAACAAGTTAAACAGTGTTGTAAAAGCGTTTGTTTCTATAGATGGAACAACAATTGAGCTTCAAAAAATATATAAAGAAAAGTGGACCAAGAAACGCGGAGAACTAGAAGCTACACAGGACGGACATACTACTACCTATGTTTTAAAAGGTGTAGAGGTCAAGAAGAAGGAATACGATGCTTTTATTGATGACCTGGTGGATGAAGAGGTTTTCAAACTGATTACTAACCCTTTGTTTTTTAATACAAATTACAAGTGGGAAGAACGTAGAAAAAAGTTAATTAAAATTGCTGGTGATGTAACGGAAACAGAAGTAATCGAGAGTAACAGCGAGTTGTCAGCATTACGCAAAATATTAGAAGACAACACAATTGACGAACGCACAAAAATTATCAAGCAACAAAAATCAGCAATTAAAAAACAAATTGCTGACGTGCCGCTGCTCATCACTGAGGCAAGCAAGGCTAAAATTGATACTACTGGCTACAAACTAGATGCTTTAAAAGTTGATTTAGGAGTGCTTAGAGCTAAAAAGGTGAAGGACGAAGAGCAAGTATTCATCGCTAGAAACGGTGGTGCTGTGGCTGACATCATTAACGCTAAGGCAAAGATTAACAGCCAAATTGCAGAGCTACGAGTGATGCATCAATCAAAAGTTGCGGATCAATTAGCATCTTACGTTGATAATCTCAATTCTTTAAAAGCTGATTTACAAGATAAACAATCACAGTTGCGCGATGAAAATTACAAAATCGCTGAACTTGATAAGGAAATCAGACGAGAAGAAAACTCAAAAGAAACTGTAAAAGCAGAATTTGCGAGAGTTAAAGAGCAAGGAGCTGCAGCAGAAAGTGAAACGTTTGACGAACACAAAACGACTTGTTATGCATGCGCGCAAGAGCTGCCTGCAGAACAAACAGAAGAGATGCGAGCGATATTTAACAATGATAAAGCTGAAAAAATTGAGATTGCTAAAAAACGAATTGACGAGTTAAAAGCAGAAGGCAAGCGAATTGTTGGAGCTATTGAAATACACATCAAATCAAAAGCAAGCATTGAAAATTCTAAATTAGAGTTAGTTAAAAACATTGACGAAACAAACACATTAATCAGCAGCTTAGAACAAGACATTGCACAGATTAAAGCAGATGCGCCTAAGTTTGAGGATAGCCCCGAATATAAAGAGCTGGATGCTGAATTAGCAGTATTGATTGAAAAAGAAATCAATATCAAAGCAACGACAGAAGCAGACGAAAGCTTTGCTAAAGAGCGTGTGTTAGAGACTGAATCAGCTATTAACGAAGTTCAAATGAACATCAATAAGTTTGAAGCTAACAGCAAGCAAGATGCTCGTATCGCTGAATTAGAAGAAGAACATGCGGCACTTACTGAGAAGTATAACGAACTCGAAAAAATGTCATATCTAATCGAACAATTTACGAAAACTAAATGCGATATGTTAGTTGACCGCATTAATTCGAAATTTAATCACGTAACCTTCCGACTTTTTGAAAATCAAATCAATGGCGGAATCAAAGAAGTATGCGAAACGTATTACGAAGGTGTGCCTTATAACGCAGGTTTAAACAATGCAGCACGTATAAACGGCGGCATTGATATTATCAACGCTTTGACAGCTCACGCAGAAGTGCAAGCGCCTATTTTTGTAGATAACCGCGAAAGTGTAACAGATTTAATTGATACAGAGTCACAAACAATCAGCTTAGTAGTATCGCCCGAAAATAAAACATTGAAAGTAGGTAAATAAATATGACAAATTCAGTTGCGAATATACAAAGAGATATCACAGACGTAGTGTCTACAAAAATGACAGAGCTTAAAAAGGAAGGTTTAACATTACCGAAAAACTACGCATATCAAAATGCTTTGAAAAGTGCATTTTTTAAATTGCAAGAAACAGTGGACAGAAGCAAAAAGCCTGCTTTGGAAGTTTGCACGACAGAATCAATTGCTAACGCTTTGTTAGATATGACGACACAAGGACTTAGCCCAGCTAAAACACAATGCTACTTTGTTGTTTATGGCAATAAGTTGCAACTTACACGTTCGTATTTTGGGACGATGGCAGTGCTTAAACGGCTGAAAGAAGTCAATGATATTTGGGCGAATGTGATTTATACAGATGATGTCTTTGAAATATCAGTACAAAAAGGGCGCGAAGTACTAGATAATCACGAAACTAAATTTGAAAATCGTGATCAAGACATTAAAGGTGTATACGCAATTATTGAAAAAGCAGATGGTGAACAGATTTTAACCGTTATGACAAAGAAAGAAATTGATATGGCTTGGTCCAAAACAAAAACTGGCGGAGGCGTTCAAAAGCAGTTCTCGCAAGAAATGGCAAAAAGAACAGTAATTAATCGTGCGGCAAAAGGGTTCATAAACACAAGTGACGACAGCGATTTACTTATTCAAGCTATCAACAACACAACAGAAGGCGAGTATGAAAGAGAAGATGTTACACCTCATGATGTACAAACAGAAATTGACACTAATGCAAATGCTGAAACACTGTCATTTGATGAACCGGAAGATGCGCCGGCCGAAGAAGTGCAAACGGAAATGCTGCCGAAAGAAGAAAATGAAACGCCACCAGCATCTAAATCAAAATTCAACGATGAAGAACTAGGTATCTAATTATGGATATACAAGTTATAGCAACAGGAAGCGATGGTAACGCCTATCTAATACAAGATGGGCCTAGCCGTTTGCTAATCGAGTGCGGTATCGCCTTTACACAAATTAGAAAAGCTCTTAAATACGATTTTAAAGGCATAGAGGGTTGCTTAATAAGTCATGAACATGGCGATCACACAAAAGGCCTTAAAAAAATGGCAGCAGAAACTAACATAAAGATATACGCATCTAAAGGCACGCTAGAACGTTTTGAGTTCTCGGACAGTCAAATAGTCGTAATCAAATCTAAAACGCTTGTAAAGATAAATAAATGGCGAATCTTACCATTTGAAACGCAACATGATGCAAAAGAGCCGCTAGGTTTTGTTATCCAAGCGCCAAATGGCGAACGATTGTTATTTATAACTGACAGCTACTACATCAAATTTAAATTGCCGGCAGTCGATTATATGCTACTTGAATGTAATTACGACGATGAAACGCTCAAAGAAAGCATTGAGATTGGCGCTACAGCACCTTTTCTTGCCAATCGTGTACGCAAGTCACATTTCAGTTTAAACAACGTCAAGATGTTTCTAAAAGCGAATGATTTAACAAGATTAAAAGGCATCACGTTGATACACATATCAAATAAAAACGGTGATCCGTTGAGATACAAAAAAGAACTACAAGAACTAACAGGAGTGCCTGTGAAAATTGGAGGTGCTGAGTAATGGCACAACGAAGAATGTTTAGCAAAGATATTACAACGAGCGACATTTTTGTAGACATGCCTATGTCCAGTCAACTTTTATATTTCCATTTGGGAATGGAGGCTGACGATGAGGGGTTCATCGGAAACGCAAAAATGTTAAGTAGAGCTTACGGATCAAATAATGATGATTTAACACTGTTAAAAGCTAAGGGTTTTATCATCATGTTTGATAGTGGAGTTAGCGTGGTTAAGGACTGGAACTTAAACAACAGAATACGAAAAGACAGAATAAAAGAGACGATTTATCGCTCTGAGAAAAGTCTGTTAACCGTTGATTCTCTAGGTGTTTACCAAATTGACAACCAATTGACAACCAAGTGTCAACCAAATGACAACCAAATGTCCGCACAGTATAGGTTAGGTAAGTATAGGTTAGGTAAGGTTAGTAAAGATATTGTTCCGCAAAGCGAAACTGTCCCTCCTTATAAAACAATAATTGATTATCTAAACGATAAAGCAGATAAAAAATATAGAGCTAGTTCTGATAAAACAAAAAAGTGCATCAATGCTAGATGGAACGAAGGATATAGATTAGATGACTTTAAAAAAGTTATTGATAACAAATGCTTTGAGTGGATGGTTCCAGGAAAACAAATTAACGGGACACCAGCAAGCAACTATTTAAGACCGGAAACCTTGTTCGGTACTAAGTTTGAATCTTATCTAAATCAAGGAGGTGGAGAAAGTGCAATCTATTCAGAAGATGACAACAAATTCAGCAATGCGCCAGTTACAGACGATGACACACTCCCTTTCTGATGAAGAACTGGCAGAGGTGAGAGCGCAAGTTGAACGTGAAGACAATCAATTCCGTATCAGAGCGATTGAAGCTGAGAACAGAAAGAAACAAGAAGCTATCTTTAGGGGCAGCTATATCAGTGAACGATTGAAAGAAGCTACTTTTGATAATTATGTCTCAGAGAACAAAGCGCAAGAAAAAATCAGATTAACGTGCAAGCGATATGTTGAAATATTCGACAAGAAAAAACCGATGAATTTATTCATGACTGGGAACTACGGTACAGGTAAAAGTCATTTAGCTGCAGCGATACATCAAGAGTTGTCCAGTAAAAAGAAAATGAATAATGAAACGCTTGTTGATCAATATGAATACAAGTCATTGTTTATTAACTTACCCGACCTGGTAGATGAACTTACATCGGGTTACGCAGATAACTCCCGCAGAGAAAAGTTTGAAAGCATTAAAAATGTGGACCTATTAATCATTGATGATTTTGGTGCTGAAAAGAAAGACAACGAACGTGGCTCAATTAGTAGCGACTTGTTGATGATATTCAAAAATCGTGATGAATCAAAGCACACAGTGATAACAACTAACTTAAAGCCTAAAGAAATCCTACAACGTTATGGCAAACGTTTAGCTGAGGTTGTGCTTAATGACCGAGTAACAACGACACTGGTTTTCGATTGGGAGAGCGAACGTAATATAAATACATGGTAAAACACGCACAGGAGGCTTTGTATGGCATTTAACTACATTGGTGGGGCAATTGCCCCTCATGCGACTATTCACTGGCTAGAAAAAGGCATAGCGAAGTTTAAAACAGTTTGTTATGACGAACAGGAAGTTTACGAGGCAACAAAAGCATTTGTTAATAAAGAAAGTAGCATGAACGCTTTAGCAGATGACTTCGATGTTGAACGTTATAAAAAGGAGAGTGCGGAGGGATGATGGAAGACTATGACTGTCCAAAATGTTTCGAGTGCGGAGACGAATGCTCAATGATTGACGGATTGCTAGTATGTGACGAATGCACTAAAACATACACACAGCAAGAGTGGGAACAAGCAAACGAAAAGGAACTCGAGGCATTCATTGCCTTTTTAAAAGAAAAGGAGAGTGCGCAGGGATGATGATTTGTGAACACTGTGACAAAGAACTCACTAAAGAAGATGATTATGCGAAACACGATGATGAAAGATATTGCGCTAATTGTTGCGTAAGAAGCTTCTTGACTGTTTATCACGTAGGCTGTGAGTTCTTAGGGACTGACGATGACGTGGAAATATTTAGCAAATACACAAAAGTAGAGGTGACGGACGATGAATGAAAAAGATTGTGAGTTTTGCGGTAAAGACTACGCACCTACTGATGGGGAATTGTTATTAAGTTTTTACGAAGAAGAAACGGAAGCGATAGAGGGTTTTGTTTATATCTCTCGAGGTAATTTGTTAGTCGCTAATGACTATTGCTTAACTGAAACAGCAATAAACTTTTGTCCGATGTGCGGAAATAAATTAAACGAGGTGACGGAATGAACACTAACTTTAAAACAGATGAAAAAGTGCTGATTATTGTGGATAACAAACTAACTTTATCTCTAATCATTGGATATATGAAAACAACTCAACAAAATTTGGTTGCGGTTAGTTACGACGATGGGAAATGCAAAACGGCAAGACATGAAAATGAAATATTACGGTTGGAGGGCGAGTAGATGAAACAACTACTAAAAAAAATAATCAGAAAAGCAAATGAAAAAGTAAATCCAGAAGATTATCGTATTCCGATGCCGATAAAATTCCACGAACCTAAGAAAAGAGAGGTAAAGACAGTCAATGTTAGAGATTTATTTCCGAGCTGGGTTATTGATAAAGACGAAGAATTAATTAAAGACAATTTGTTGCGTGAAATTGCCCCTCACTTAAAAGAAGTAGTCAGATTCAAAATAGAAGACGGTTTTATAAATAATTACAAACGAATAACAGCATCCGTTGATGTTTTGGAAAAGAAGGAGGACAAATAAATGATGAATCGAGTTGTTTTAGTGGGCCGTTTAACAAAGGACCCCGAATTGAAATATACACCTGCAGGAGCAGCAGTTGCCACATTTACACTAGCTGTAAATCGTACGTTTACGAATCAGCAAGGTGAGCGTGAAGCTGATTACATTAACTGTGTCGTTTGGCGTAAGGCTGCCGAAAGCGTAGCTAACTACTTGAAAAAAGGAAGTTTAGCAGGTGTTGATGGTCGATTACAAACACGTAACTATGAAGGCAATGACGGTAAGCGTGTATATGTGACAGAGGTCATTGCGGAAAGTGTACAGTTCCTAGAGCCTAAAAAGGACGGGAATCAGCAACAGAACAACGCACAACAAACGCAACAGCAAAATGGCAATCAGTATAACCAAAACAATCAAAACAGCTCACAGGGGAAAACAAACAACTTTAGCAATCCGTTTGCTGGTGATGGTAAACCGATTGATATTTCTTCGGACGACCTGCCGTTCTGACATGAGAGAAACTAATAGATTAGCGGCAATCCAAAAAATAACTAAAGAAGTAGGCGTACCGACAAGTATTAGAGAGTACGCCTATGACAATGATAAGTTTAATTTTTGGGTAGGAAATCAAGAAGTTTATGGAACGGTCTATCATGGCGAATTAAAGATTAAATGGAGCAAGGCTGTTGTAGAACAAAAACAATTAACTTTATTCTAGGGGGTACACATGAAACTAACTTTTGACATAGAACCAGTTGCCCAGGGACGACCAAGATTTTCGTCCTTTGGTAAACATACGAGAGCGTATGATCCACCACCGTCAGCAATGTTCAAAGGTCAATTGAAGCATATGGTAATGCCTATGTTACCAACTGACTTCGTTCCGTATGACACAGCTATAAAAGTCGACATAGCTTTTTATAGACAGGATAAGAAACGGTTATCAAAATCTGAAAAAGAATTGAAAGAAAAAGGTAAATATCGACCAGTAACACGACCAGATGTTGATAATTATGCTAAAGGCGTATTAGATGCGTTGAGTGGGATTGTATACACAGACGATAACATCATCGTTGATTTGCATGTAAGTAAGCATTACTCAGATGAACCTAGAATCGAGTTTGAAATCGAGGTGATTTAGATGCGTTATATGTTGAGGAATAAAAAGAAAATGGAATTTATTAAACAACTTGCTGATGCTCGTAAAAGAGGTCATAAAGTTATCAAGATAAAAACTGAAACTAAAACGCGCGGAAGTGCTGAAAGAGATGCTTATTCGTATAAACGATATAAAAAACATGAAACGAGCGTTGACCTTATCTATGTAGCATTAATAGAAATGAGTGATAAACATGCACAAACTAGCAAAAATACACAGGTTTAAACACCATGAGGGGCAAACGCTAATCTACGCAACGATTGACGAGTTGGTATCAGAGGATAAGTTCAATCAATTCAGAAACGCAAACACAGGTTATTTAGAGGTTGATATTGATTTCAAGGATAATCGCAACATATCTGTTGAACAACGCAAAAAGATATATGCCTTGTTGAGAGATATAAGCAGATATAACGGTCATGGTGTTAGTCGTAATAAAGAAACTCTGAAAAACGATTACATCGCCGAGAAAAGAATAGAACCTTTTAGCTTAAGCGATACATCAGTGTCCAATGCTAGGGAGTTCATAAGCTATCTTATAGAGTTGTGCTTTTTGTATGACATACCATTTAAAAGTAAAGGTATACACATGACAGACGACATCAATCGTTATCTGTATTTATGTTTAAAGTTTCGTAAGTGTGCAATTACTGGCAGACCAGGAGAGGTGCATCACATCGACACGATAGGCGCAGGACGTGACAGGCGCCATGTGGATCACTCGCAACACAGGCTTGTATGCCTAAGTAGAGAAATGCACATAAAAGCTCACTCGATGGGGTGGGAAGAGTTTGCATCATTGCATCATATCGATGGTATAAGGCTTAGCAAAGATCAAGTAAAAGAGATTGGATATAAATAACATATTATTTTTATTGCAAAAAAATAGCGACTTCAGAGAGTCGCCATGATAAAGATTATCTTTTTTCCCATTTGTTTCCAGTTTTTGAAGTTGGAGGTAAACGGTCTCCTTGGTCAATAGTGGCTTTATGTCCCTTTTGTACTTCTCCACCACGAGGGCCAACTTCCACATATTTTCCTGCAGGTTTATTATCTTCACCAGGTTTATATAATTTTGACATCAACAACACTCCTTTTGTTTTTTTGAATAAAGTTCAGCTGGTATACTTTTCTTTATTCATATCTCATTTTACACGATATGTCGTGGGAACACAATACGAACATAAGGCTTTAGACACAATATGTAGTGATTTTTGGGAGGTGCATGTAAATGTGGCATAAAATAGAAAAAATATTAATAGAAAAAGGTATGAGCCAGGCAACACTCGCTAAAAAAGCGGGAATAAGATCTGGTGATGTGACTGATTTAAAGAAAGGCAGGATAAAGAAACCTAGTTTTGATTTAGTTTGTAAACTTGCTGATGCGTTAGAAATAACGTTGGAAGATCTGAGGCGTTAAATATGGTGAAGATGTAAAAAGGGGTGGTATGAGTGAAAGGCAGAATAATAATAACTTTTAAAAATATGGAACAAATAACGTTAGCTGTTGAGGACACGTCAGCTTGTATATATGCTCTAGGTGGGCTAACAATGATAGTCGTTAATATGTCGAGAAGCCTTTCGTATAACACGTCAGATATAGTCCAGATAGAAATGAATGACTGTAAGGGGGATGAGTGATGTTAGAACAAACTAATTTATTAGATAAAATTCAAGAGTACAGAGCAGTTCAACCGGACGACTTGAATATGACTGCAACAAAAAGGAATGTAATTGATCTAATTTACGCTTATGAAGTAGAAGTTCATCGTGCAGGTGGCAAGGTTCAACCTAAAGTAACGCCAAGCTATTCTATAATGCCACCTAGTTTTGGTAACGGATTTTATAGCTCAACTGAGAGTTCCGCATTAGATAACCTTGAAAAGCATGAAATGGTTGAGTTATTCTTCAATAAAATCACTTTAGGGTTAAACAGCATAGATTGTGTGTTAGATGCAGATAGAAAAGGTAGACGTAGAAAGATGTTTGTCATGCGGTATATACAGTCTAAGAGCAGACAACAAATTATGGAAGAGTTAGCGATAGAAAAGACAGCTTATCACGAGGACATGAACATGGCTGTTACTCAATTTGCCTATGAATTAGGCCTACATGTTAAGTTAAAGTTCTGAAACGGAGTTTTAGCGGAGTTCTAGCGGAGCAATTAGCCGTTTTAAGGTGATAAAATGGTAGTAAGTAAGAATCTCGTAAGCGAGTGTTAGCATAGCTGAAAGGAAAACGGTATATGCTTCACAGGGCTTGACTATAGAGCGACACTCTAGCGAGATATAGGTAGAATAGGCATAGCCGACTACCGAGCATCATATTGTGTACAAACAATAGCTGGCACGCTTAGTGCAATCCTTTGTGAGTATCGATTTAAAACAACAACTCTCAATATTTAAACACTCCCTTATATGTAATCGGAAAGCATATCTACTATTGAAGGTGTGCTTTTTTGTTGGTATATTTATCAGGGGGAGATGATAAAAGTGTATATATTAATTGATAGAGATGTGAAAGATACTGCTTGGATAGATATATTAACGGCTTTCGGTCCAATCTTTGCGGTAATTGTAACTAGCGCGATAACTCTTTATTTGTTCAATAGGAGTATGAAACAGCAACGCAAAGATTTAAATAAGACCTTTACTAAACAAAACGAGCTGCTTCAAAAGCAAATTAGCGATAATATAATATTTGAGAACAGTGCTAAAAATATTACTGATATCAAAGATGCTGTTTTGAAACTTTTAAGTGTTGTTGACCAATATGAAAAGAATTTATATGATCAGAAAAAAATAGATTCAGATGCCAACAATAAAGAATGGTCGTATAATTTCAGGAAATTTCGTTTGGTTTTAGGATACGATTTAAAAGGGGAAAAAAGAAAACAAGATTTTATATTGAAGTTTGAAACTTTGCGCTTTGCCCTTAATTTTTTAAGGTGGATGCAATCCGAAGATAATGTTGATGAACTGATAAAATATCTAAGAAATCAAGAGGATGCTGTTGAGCCAAGCGAATGGGAACAAGTAGACATTTCGATAAGGAAATTAATAGAAGACAAGGAGATGGGCAAGTCGTACCATAAAAAAACTATTCCTGTCATAGCTGACACATTGATGGATATAGCTAAAGCGGGTGTAGAAGATTATACTATAGACTATGTTAAAGAAGAACATAGAAGAATATCCATAGGTGACAATGGTTTGAGCAATTAATACTAAAGACATCCAACAGGGTGTCTTTTTTTCATACATTAAATTAAGGAGTGGTGGAGATGGAGTATAGAAAGAAGCCAGTTGTTATTGAGGCTTTGCGATGGACAGGTAGAAATCTTGAAGAAGTACAGAATTTCTTAGGTAGTAGTTTTGTTAAGTACGAAGTCGTTTGTGATACTGCTTGGGAAGTCGGCAAAGGTATTCCATTCACTGAGATAAGCATAAAGACAATCGATGCTGTAGCCATAGCAATCAACGGTGATTATATCATTAAAGGTGTGCAAGGTGAGTTTTATCCATGTAAGCCGGATATATTCGAAGAAACTTATGAATCATGTGAAGAATGCTTTCGCCCAGAAGTGAGTGACTAGCATGGCAATCATAACTGATAAGACAACGAATAAAGAACATCGCTTCAAAACACATGCAGAAGCCAATAGATACATGATAGCCAATCCGAGTAAAGAGGGTTACAAGGTGCATTTAAAGCAAGACGAACAAGCAGACAGGTTGTATTTAAAGTGTAAGGCGTTTGGAAACAGACATATATGAA